CATGTTTTGGAAGTTAGGATTCCTAGAAGATAGTCTGCCAGTGCTTGTAACACATTGCATAAATTGTGGATGTACCATGCCATCCTTACTTATAGATTTTTCCATCCCATCAACAAAAGTTCTTAGGTAAGTTCTTATTGCAGAATAGCGTACATACTTAATTAAAAATTCATGCTGTACACCTTTTGTAGATGTCAGATGACTTTCTAATACTTCTTTGTCAGTTTTAAATCCCATTGCGGAACAATCGATAGAGTTTCTAGGTTTTAATCTTAATCCTGCTCTTTCGTCTTTGTTAGTAAATAATAAACCTTTTGTATTACAAGTTTTACAATGTCGTTTTACATTACTAGGCGTTCCATCTTTTTTCATGTAAGTGTATTTACCCGTTCCTTGACAGTTATGGCAAACAGTTCCATGAGTTTTTAATTCAGCACGAGCCATAGAATTTATTTCTGTATAAAATTCTCTCATGTCAGAAAACTGAGTTTTTCTTTTTGGTTTTCTTGTGTTACCTCTAACTTCAAAACCAATATTAAATCTTGATGCCCACACTTTTTTGTCAACAACACGAATAGAATAAAAAAGTATAGACCTATCTTCTGGTGAGTCTAAATTTATTGGTGTATCACCCATAAAGTATTTTACCTTTTCTTGTAAGTAAGTTTGCAAATCAATTAATTCTTTTTCAAATTTATTTTTTATGTTTGTTAATATGTCAGTGTTAATATGTAATCCATTCATTTCAATGTCAGCTAAAACTTTTGTTAGTTCCATAGAAAGTTTTATAGTAGGTATTATTCCATTAGACATATAAATCTCCCCATCCTATTTTTAATTTACTTAATTGTGCAATTGCAAGTTGATATGTACTTTCAACATCTTGTCTACCATACTCATAAACAATGTTCCAAGGTATTTTTTCATAGGATATTTTATTAGTCATAAATGGTTGAATTAGTTCACTTTTTTTAAGTGCAACACCTTTTCTTTTACAACAATCTTCTAATGAAAATCCCCACTTAACACCTCTTGCCATAATATATTCCATAACCATAGTATCATGTAATTTATTATCATAAGTAAAACCACATTGAACTAACCAACTGTAATCAAATTTTATGTTATGACCTACTAAGACGTCAGTCTTATCTAAAACTTTTTGTAAAATGTTTTTTGCATTTGGAGTTGGCGGTTCATCCCTATGATAGAAACATAAATATTCAACTGGATTGTCATCAATTTTATATCCAACTGAAACTAATGTGTTACCATTAAAAGGACTAGACGTTATTTTATTGTCAGCATCAACATCAAATGTTGTTTCAACATCAAGTGTCGTTATCACTTTCAAACACTCCTCTCTGTATACTTATTCGTGTATGTCTTGAACCATGCCACCCATTTAATTTATTTTTACTTATCGTTATATTACGATAGGGGTCGGATAAATCAATATTGTCAGCACCTCTTCCAATACCAATAATTAAATCTGCCTCACCCGCCTTACCTGTTCTTGAATTATCTAACATAGAATAATCTATAATTGATTTACCCTCTGCTTCATAACTAGCTTGAGACACCGCCCAAACTAAACACTCATGTCTCTTTGCTATCTCTCTTGTTCTAACATAAACATCTTTTAATTTTTCATCTGTTCTATTGTATTGACCTGTTATGTGAACTTTATCTAATTGGTCAACAAACATTACATCTGGTTTGTAAATTCTAGCATACTCATTTATCTCATCAATGTGCGTACCTACACTATCAAAAACTGTTAAGTAAGGTTTTATTTTTGTTAGGTACTCTTCTTTATAGTTTTCTATGTTATCAGCAATTTCTTCTTTTGTTTGATTAAAATATGATTGTACTATTCTAAGTTTAATTCTAACTGCGGGTTCTTCGTTTGCCCAATACGTTACTTTCTTGCCTTGTTTTATATAGCCCGATGCATTAAAACTAGAAAATGTTGTCTTACCAATCTCTGGTCTAGCAAAAAGAATAACAAAGTGACCCCTATCTAATGCGGGAACATTGTCAGCCATTGTTAGTAGCCTATGAGTAAACTCTCCACTACCACCATTCAAAGTAAATAACTCTTCAATATCTTCTTCAACAAGGTTATAGGTCTCACTACCTACCATATTCTGTTCATCCAACATTTCTACTAATCTTCTTAATCCACTAATGTCAGAGTCAGACCCTGTGTAAATATCAACGGCCTTTTCGCCTATCTCTTTTGCTTTTTGCCTACCCCAAAAGTTTTTTATAGCATCGTAATTTAGTTCTGAAATAGGACTATTTTCATCTAGTTCATCTATTCTATCTACTATATTTTGCCTAGTAGCCTTTGGAACGGCAGGATATAGGTCAGCATACATGACCTTTAAATCACGAGTAGTTAATACTTTGTTGTCATACTTTTCATGTATTTTTTCAATTAGGGTATATACCATACCATACTCATGATTAAACATATCACGATTAATAAATCTACGAACTTTACTGTAGTGCTCGTGGTTTAGACAAATAGATAGGATTTCAGTATGTATCATTCATCCACCCCCAAGCTTTCTTGTTTACTCTATCCACTAACTTTTTAATATCTTCATCTAACATTTCTTTTATATCTTCTTCTAACAATAAAAACTTTATATTTAAATTTAAAGATAAGTCATCAACTAATTTAACAGCCTTTTTACTTGCATCTTTGTCAAGTGCTATTCCAACCCTCTTATATTGTTTTAGCACATCAATATGAGATTGTAAAAGGTTAGTTCCTAACAATGCTATACCAGTACAAAATCTAGATAAAGTTAGTGCAGATACCACATCTTCAACTAATATTGCGGTGTCATTTTTACCCGCTACAAATGGATAACCAGAATTGCCGTATCTATACCATTTAGGTTTTTTGTTTTTGTATAAGGCTCTACCAACTGCATCAACTAACTTATCTTCTTTCTTAACTAAAAATACTGCTCTATGGGTATGCCTATCATACCGCATAACTTCATAGTAATCTTGTAAATCATAGTGTGTAACATATTCTCTGTAATCTTTGTTTTCTAAGTTTTCTTCCCAATGATTTCTGTAGTAAAATATTTCTGGTTCTTTTTGCTTTTCTACTTCATTAAATAATTTTTTAGATAGTTCACTACGAGCCCTACCCTTAATATTGCAATCAGCATGAAAACAATTATAGATTACCTCTGTTCCTGTGTTAAGAGCAGAGAAAGTATTTTTGTTAAAACAAATAGGACAATCTATTCTTGTTGTTTCATTAACAGATAGATTTAAGCTTTTTAAAAAGTTTTGTAACATACCACCCCTAAAACAACCCTTAAAGAAATAAAAATTAATGTCAACTATTTTTTTTTGTTGACAGATTTTTTTTTATCAGTAAAAAGGGGGAACCCCCACCACGGGACACTTTATACACTTATGAATAGAAATCTTTTACATGTACCAACGGAAATGAAAAAATGGGAGGATAAAATGTATGATGCAGAATTTGAGGGTAGGATGCGTAGTTACCATCAATGCAAAAGTGTGTATCTACACTATAAAAAATTACATGATGCGGGAGTAGAATATGAACCAACCTTTTAGATGGACAGATGATAACTTTAAAAAGGCTGTTAGGTTATCTAAAACTAATATGACTATGACAGAGATAGGTAGGGAATTAGGAACGACAAAAAATGCTGTTTTAGGTAAGTTACATAGACAGAAAAAAAAGAATGGATACAAAGTAAAAAAACAAACAAGGGGGCCAAGTCATAACTACTACTTTAAAACAATAGGTAAGGGAACTTGTTATCTATGCAAAAAACAATTTGATATACAAAGTAAGTTTGATAGGTTCTGTACACCTTGCAAAAAAACTGATATGTATGTGGGGAGTTAAATGTATAAACTAATTGTCATAACCTTATTACTCTTTATTTGTAACGGATGCACTTATTTTGTTGCTAAAGAAACTGTCAAGGCGTTAGATGAGGTATTAGAAAAAGAACCTAACCCGGAAAAGAAAAAAAAGATATTAAAGAAACAACAAACCTTAAAAGATAAATCTAGAGAGTTTTATTGTAGCAAAGTAAAAGATGAGGAGAAATGCGGATGAGTAAAAGAAAATACGAAGTAGAAGTTATGGTAGTAGAAAATAAAGTTTACCATGTATACGCTAAAGATGAAGCTGATTTATTAAAAAAACAAGATAGCATAACTGATGAGGGTAAACTTGTTAGAACAGAGAGTGCAGAAAATACTGTAGGCAGTTGGAGGTTTATAGAAAATGTCAGCGAATAAAACAGTTAATCTACCAAAACATGTCACCATTGGTGCATTTAAAGTAGAACTTGTCAAAATACCCCATGATATAGCTTATGAGAGCTCAGATTATCAAGGTAGTTTTGTCAGCAAACCACCATTAAAAATTTATTTAGATGAAGAAATAATTGATATGGGAGGTATGGATGCTGTCAATCTTATACTACATGAACTTTGTCATGTCGGCTTCTATCAGTATGGGATGAAAGAAAAAGAAGAAGAACATATTGTCAACAGTTATGGAAATTTCTTAACGGAGGTTTTAATGAGAAGTGAAATAAAGGAGTGGTTAGTATGGCAGATAACAAAAAGTGTATGACCTGTAAAGTTAGTGTACCTACAATAAGAGCAACAGATACTATTTGGTATTGTACTGTATGTTACATAAAAAAGTTTCATCCTGTGGATAACTTTGCTAAAATTTTATTGACGGCAAAAAACAAAGCAGATAAACGAGATAGTGTTTAGTGAAAGCTAAACGCTTGGGTGGTTGTTCTCAACAACACAAAAAATGAGATAGGCTCGGGTATGACCTAGAATGTGCAATAAGCATAGTCCAAAGTTTACCTCTAGTGCAAGTCCTAGTTCCCTACTTGCCCTGTTCAAATGCTAGGTAACATTTGACATGTTTAGGAGTGGGCATGGTAGATTATATCTGTAAGTCCTTACCCCTAAATATTTGATACTAAACTTTAAATCGTGTTGGTGTGCGATTAAGTAATGCACCATGTATTTCGAAAACAGGTAAATACAAAGTTTAGTGTTAAAACAAGAATAAAAAAGATGTACCAAGTTTGGTAGACGATTTGGTAAGCCTTTATTCTTGTTAAGTCTACCAACAAGATAAGCCGTGTTAAAGCGTGTGCTGTCTTGGTAGGTACGATAATCTTACTAGTAAGCTCTTCGGACAAAGCGTGTCTATCGTACCTACACTAAGTTTACGTTAGTATCAAACCTGTCGGCGATTGACTTGTAGGTGGTTGGTTGAACTGGGGCTAGCTAGGTTCAAAAACCCTTTGGTACTAACGTAAGTTTAGAAAGAAAGGGAGTAAAATGTCAATGTCAACAGAAAATAAAATGTCAACCGATTGGATACTTGTCGATGCAGACTTCGGTAGATACCATCACACAAAATTTAAATCGGGTGGCAGACTATACTTTATAAAAGGTGCTAGAAAAAATGTCAGCGTTTATGATATCGCTTTACGAAAAAATGTCAGCCTAAAAATGTCAGCTTTACCTAGCTTGTATTTCAATACATCTTATGAGGATAAGCTTTTGCGTAAGTACCCTAATACATTTAAGAACCTATTAAAAAATTTTAAGGTATTTACACAAAAAACAAAACAAGAAAAAAATATATTAGATACACTAAAAATAAAATCAAAAATAAATTATAAAATTAATTGACTTGGTTTTTTTTATATGCAAAGTAAAATAAACATTTTTAAAAGGGAGTTAAAATGGCAACTATAGCTTTAGGGAGTGTACCAAGTACAATTCAAGATATCTGTGGCACTCAAGGAATATTCCATATCCGTTGGAATAAAAAAGATAGAAGGATGTATATTACTCAAAAATATTCTGATGGTTCAGAGTCGCAGATATTAAATCCTAATTATAATAAGTACACTATTACAAGAACAGGCAATTTTAGATTAGGTGTAGTAAAAAATTTAAAAGGGGGTAAACGTACAACTGACCCTAATGAATTTTTAATTGCTTATGATATGAGCAAAAAAGAATATAGAAATATTTATTATAACACGATACAAAAGATAGTAGCTAACAAAAAAAAATATTATGTAAAAGTAATAGATACTAAAAATATTAGATTTGGTTTAGTCGAGAGGGTTAATAATGATTTCAAGTAAATTAATAAAAAATAAATGGTATATTATAAATAATTTTGGTTATGATATACGAGCAAAATTATTAGAAAGTCCAAAACAAGGTCAAGGTTATAAAAAAATAGTCCTTATGGATGTACAAGGTACAGATGCGGGGTTTTTTGATGAAATGGGCGGTGTAAATGTTGATGATATTTTAAGAGAACATGAGCAAAAAAAATGATTGAGTTTACTAAATCAAAAAAACTACTTAATATAGATAATAATGCCAAAACAGTTAAGGGGCAAAAATACGGATATTTAACAGCTATTCTGTATCTTGCCCCTTCTAATCAATCGGGTTTTAATGTATGTCCGCAAGCGTCTAAAGGTTGTAAAAGGGCTTGTTTATATACGGCGGGTAATGGTTCTTATCCTAGCGTAAAATTAGGGCGTATAAATAAAACTTTATGGTATATACAAGAGCGTGAAAGCTTTTTAAATCAGTTAAGAAAAGAAATTAATCTTTTTATTAAAAAGGCTAAATTTAAAGGGTTAATTCCTTGTATTAGATTAAATGGAACTAGCGATATATCTTGGGAAAACACGGGCTTAATTGAAGAGTATAAAAGTATTCAATGGTATGACTATACCAAGGTTTACAAAAGGGCGTTAAAATTTGTCAGCGGAAAACTTCCTAAAAATTATCATCTTACCTATAGTTTAAATGAAGATAACAAAAAACAAGCGTTGGATATTTTAAAAAGGGGTGGCAATATATCAGCAGTATTTAGAAAAACGTTACCTACACAATTTAAAGGTTTTAAAGTTGTTAATGCAGATATTAATGACTTAAGATTTTTAGACCCTTCCAATAGTATAGCGGGGTTAATTGCCAAGGGTAAGGCTAAAAATGATTATTCGGGGTTTGTTTTAGATGCCTAAAAAAATTTCAAATTATCCTTTTGGCAAGAATACTGAAAGCCCTAATTATTATCTTACTCAAGATATTTACGGGGACGGTTCGGGGATAACGGGTCGCAAAAAAAAGAGAAAAAAAAACTTTGTATCTACAAAAAAAACTGATAAAGAGAATTTATTGCAGATAAGCAATAAAACTTAACGCATATAATAAGGGAGTTATAAAATGCATTATCAACACAATAATTTATTAGATGTTTCAGCGTTTGAAATGCCTATTAAATCAATTAAAGACCCCGTTTTACTTTTAAAAGATATAAACGGAATAGAAAAGCCGACTAAAATGGATAACCAAGTGGTTGTTTATAGACCCGATACAATGGAGATTTTAGGGCGTTCACGCAGTAACCAATATAAAATAGTTAACCCCGTTGAGCTTTTTAGCAATCACGCTAAAAAATTAGTTGAGCAAAAAAACTTACCTCAATCTAATATTACAGTAGATGACTACGTTTATGAGGGCGGGCGAAAACAAAAAAGAACTGTTACTTTTCATGACTTATCTAAGGATATGGGAGATGGTTCTATTGTTAATATGAGGAGTGATATTTTTAACTCTGTTGATATGTCTTGGCTATATCAAGCGTTCGCAGGAGCTTATAGGAACCTATGCCAAAATGGTTTAGTTTTTGGCGGTCAAAGAATGTACCATGTAAGAAAAAAGCACACTACGGGCTTAAATGTAAATGCTACGTTAAAAAGCATTAGTGGAACTTTTACTATGTTTAATGAAAATCAAGATTTAATGCAAAAAATGATGCAGCAAAAAATTTCATTAAAAGGTATGGCACATATTCTTGCTAATAATATTTGTAAAACTAAAGGCACTAGTAAACAATTACTTGATGATACTAGTATTTCAGTAAATTATAAACTTTTAGATTATTTTATTGACCAAATTGAGCGTGAAAGCGGTAGTCTTGGGTTTACAGTTTGGAACTTATTTAATGCCCTTACTTATTGGAGTAGTCATATTGACGATACATTTGAGCGGGTCAATAAAGATACAGGCAAGATAAGTGAAGTTAAAATGAGCCGTGAGGGTTCCAAAACACATACCGCTCAAGTTAAAAGGGAGGATAAAATAAGGGAGTTTATGAATAGTGATGATTGGCAAGCACTAATGAATAATACCTACGTTTTTACAAATATTCACCCTTCAATTCAAGAGAGATTATAAATGGTTTGTAATCTTTTAATAATAGCTTTAATTTTAATAATTTAATGAAAAGGGGAATATATGGAAAGCTTGTTAGTTATAATATCACGAATACTTTGGATAATAGTTTTAATAGGAGTGATAATATTGCTTTTTTAGTATATACCCAAAAACAAACAATGAAGGGAGTTTTAATATATGTTTGATGATAAAACTAATAGTACTAGCTTTACGACTAATTTTGTTATGCGTTTAGTCGTATTGCTTGAGCAAAAAGGCTTAGTTAATCGTTCTGAGGTTATGGCACTATTAATGGATGCCACTAACGACACGGCCAAGGAGCAAAACAAGGAGGATAAGGAAACAAGAAAAGAACTATTAAAAGAGTTCCCGCGGGCTCATTAATGGTTCTTGATTTTATGACTATTGCTATTTGTATCTGTATAGGTGTTTTTCTTCTTGCGTTCTTTAGTGATTAGTTTAGGTTAGAATTTTCATATTCCTTCTAAAGCCCCGCCCTTGACAATGCGGGGTTTTTTATTGCCTATTACTAGCCTTTTTATTGTGGGTTTAGGGCTAGTTCACAGTAGCTTTTAATTTGCTTTGTAATGGCTTAGTTTTAGGCTTTTATGGGTTCATAGTGTTCGCAAATGGGGTATACACTAAGTCGGTTATTAATCGTAAACTAGATGAAATTATGGTGTTCACTATAAAATGTCAGCTATGTTGACCCCGTGGGTACACGCGGGCGTGAGCCCTTGGGTTTTACCCGTGGGTTTATATTAGATGCCTATTAATAGAATACTAGAAAAACCCGCAAAAAACCTTATGATTTGGGTACTGTAATTATCGTAAGTTATATTTATTGGTTTAGGGGTGGCAAGGGACACTGGGGGGTACTAGGTACTAGTTATACAAAGTGGATAGAATTTTATAGGAATTGAGGTGTAAACTAGTAGGCATGAAACGGGTGCCGTTACGGGTACCCTAATAGGGATACTAGTATAGGGGGGATGTAGAGACCCCGGGTAGGGGGTACCTTATAATTGTACATACGATATCGATTTTGTCAAGTAAAAAATATTTTTTTATTCGAAATAACTTGACAACTTGTTGATTCCGGATACAATAGTATAAAATGAGTACAAAACAAGCACATATCTTTTCACTTTAGATAGTAAACACAAGGTAGATATGGTGCATTATGTACTTACTAATAAATATGACAAATCTATTACCTCAGAAACCTAAACAGAAAAAAGAGTTAACCCCTAAACAGGAGGCTTTCATTGAGTCTCTGATAGAAAACGGTGGTAATGTCTCTCAAGCTATGAAAGTAGCAGGGTATGAGCCTACGTCTCGTACTTGGTTAGTAAGCTCAGTATCTTCTGAGATAGTAGAACGAACCCAGAACTACTTAGCGGCACATGGAATGAAAGCCGCAAACAATTTAATTACCGCTTTAGATGAAGACGGAACAACCCCCAAGGGCGAGCTTAGATTAAAAGCCGCAGAAAGTCTCTTAAATCGTATTGGTATAGGTTCAAGAGAAACAATAGACCATAATGTGACAGCAATTCATGGTGTGGTCTTACTACCAAATAAACAAGACGAGAAGATTATAGATGTTACAGATACTTAAATTAATAATGACAGGAGCTACACGCTCTAGTATTGTATCTAAATATGGTAAAAAGGCATATGACGCTGTTTTATCAAGATACGGCTCTAGAGGTAAAATAATGAAAGCGGCTAAAGACCCTGATAAAACACAGTTACTATTAGAGACTGTGCCAGAACAGGCTGTTGGAGTTGCCGCAGTAGGTGTAGGATTAGGAGAGGGTAATAAAGCTATAATAAGAAATTTACAAAAAAAAGAAAATAAAAGAAAAAGAGGCCCTAGAGATGAAAAAACCTACGCACGGGGCGGGGGTGTTAGAAAAGCAAAAATGGGTGACTACGAGTAAGTGGCTAGAACTCTAAAAGACCCAGAGTTTCACCAATGGCTAAAGACCCACTATAGTAAAGAACTAAACGATTTAAAACCACAGGATGCACATAACAAATTTATTGTATATTTAGCATGGAGACGAGCAACACACAAACAACCACCCAAGATACAAGAAAAACATCAACCATACCATTCGGATATAAATTAGATGAAGATAAAAAAACGTTATTACCTATCACAGAAGAGCTTGAGGCTTATAGAAAAGCAAAAGATTATCTTGAGTCTTGCTCTTATAGGGAAGTTGCTACTTGGCTTACCGCAACAACAGGCAGAAAGATTTCGGCACAAGGTCTTAGAAAGAAATTCTTAGGAGAAAAGAGTGAATGATGTACCCTTGCCAAAACCAAAACGGCAATATAACTATAGCACTGCTACAAAAGCAAAGATAGCATCACAAAAAAAGCTTAGAACAGCTAAAAAAACTGCTGAAAAGAAGAAAAAACAAGTAAAAGCACAAAGAGATAAGGTAAGATACCTAGAAAAAGGTCTAAAAAAGATAGAAGGAACACTAAATGGTAAGAATCCGTCAGTTCTAACGGAAGATGACTTAAAAGTAGCACCAAAAGCACTAAAAGAACACATAGAAGAGCTAGATAATGTTATTTTTAGACCTAATGAAGGCCCACAAACAGACTTTCTAGCATCTCCAGAGAGAGATGTACTGTATGGCGGTGCCGCAGGCGGTGGTAAGTCTTATGCACTACTAGCAGATTTGCTTAGATACGCACACTTACCAGACCATAGAGCACTTTTAATTAGAAGAACTCTAGATGAGCTAACAGAATTAATAGATAAGAGTAAACAACTATACCCAAAAGCATTTCCGGGTGCAGTTTTTAAAGAATCTAAATCTATGTGGATGTTTCCTAATGGAGCAACTGCATGGTTTTCATACCTAGACAGAGATAAAGACGTTACCAGATACCAAGGTCAAGCTTTTAACTGGATAGGACTAGACGAGATTACACATTATCCTACTCCCTTTGTTTGGGAGTATTTGCG